GCAGGTGGAATTCTTGATGTAATTGGCGCAGTAGTTAGAGGAATTCAGAGCGCTGTTGCATTTGCAATAGATGCCATCAATGCTTTAATTCGAGCTTACAATGCAATTCCACTTTTACCAAATATTACAACAGTCTCAAAGCCGTCTTTTGGTGGCGGCGGAGGCGGCGGTGGAGGCGGTGGCGGCGGTGGCGGCGGAGTTACTGGCGGCGGAGTTACTGGCGGTGGCGCAGGCGGAGTAGGCGGCGGAGTTACTGGCGGCGCTGTAACTGTGCCAGTAGTCGGAGGCGTAATGCCTACTTTCCCATCTGGATTAGTTACAAGCGGTAAAGCCATCCCTTCTAATTTTGATGTAGCTGCTGCTAGACGGGGCGAAGAACGCGGAAATGTTATTGTAAATGTCAATGCGCCCAGCGCAATAGATGAAGAAGGATTTACTCGGGCCGTAGTATTAGCATTAAACACTAGCAACGCTCGCAACGGCGGTGGGGGCGCAATACTTGGCGGTCTAGTAGCGCAATGACCCTCTGGAATCCAGTCTATAGAGTTAAGGTTGATGGCGTTACAGTTACTAGCGCAACCCTAAGCGGCTTAACTATTACCTCGGGTCGAACCGACATTTATCAGCAGCCGATTGCTGGTTACTGCAATTTAAGTCTTATAGAGACAGCTGAAGCTGCAGTTCCATATGAAGTAAATGACGCAGTAACAATAGAAGTCCAAGACTCTAATGGCGATTATGTCAATCTCTTTGGCGGCTTTATTACTGACTTGGGCATTACAGTCCAGACTTCAGGATCAACAGCTACCAGCCAGCAGATTAGGATTGTTGCAGTAGGAGCTTTAGCGCGACTTGCTAGGGCAGTTTATACTGGCAACTTTGCCCATCAATTTGATGGAGACCGCATTGAGGAATTGCTTAGCGGCGTATTATTTGACCAATGGAATGAAGTGCCAGCGGCAGAGGCTTGGAACGATTATGACGCAACTACTCAATGGCAGGATGCAGAAAATAGCGGATTAGGCGAGATAGACACTCCTGGCGATTATGAGTTGCACTCAGAGACTGGACTCAATGACACAGTTTATAATTTAGCTTCTAGGTATGCCACTAGCGGACTGGGTTATTTATATGAAGATGCTCAAGGCCGAATTGGTTATGCCGATTCGACTCACCGCAGCCAATACCTTGCGACTAACGGCTATGTCGATCTTGATGGCAATCACGCCATTGGCCCAGCTCTTTCCATAGTCAAGCGCGCTGGAGATGTCCGCAACGCAATCACAGTCGGCTATGGAATTGGCAGCGCATCAGAAACTGATGAGGATGCAGCTTCTATATCGCTTTATGGCCAACTAGCTACGACAATTTCTACAACCCTTAGGCATCAAGCTGACGCGGAAGCCCAAGCAGCCTTCTATCTACTTATTCGAGCTTATCCTCAATTTGCTCTAAGGCAGATAACCTTTACTACGGCCAATACAGAGATTGATGATGCCGACCGAGATAGCCTCCTAAATGTATTTATGGGTATGCCATTAAATATTACAAATCTCCCATCCAATATGACCGATGGCGAGTTTCAAGGATTTGTCGAGGGTTGGACTTGGACTGCAAGTCTGAACCGCCTAGACCTGACTATGAACCTTTCGCCTATAGCTTTCAGCCTGCAAGCCTTTCGTTGGAACTCAGTCCCAGCGGTAGAGAGTTGGAATACAATAAATCCATTACTGGAATGGTTTAACGCTACAATTGTGGCATAGGAGACTAAATGGCAACGACTACTAATTATAGCTGGGAAACCCCTGACGATACAGACCTCGTCAAGGATGGCGCAGCTGCAATTCGCACATTGGGAAGCTCAATTGATACAACGACAAAGAACTTAAACCCACAGACTACGACTGGCGCAATTGCTTATAGATCAGCAACTGCCAATGTAAATACTGCTTTGCCTATTGGCTCAACCGGCCAAGTCCTGACAGTTGCAGCAGGAGTTCCAAGTTGGGCAACGCCTACTGGTGATATTGAAGGAATTGCGACAGGCACAGATTCTGGTCTATCAGGCGGAGCGACCAGCGGAACTGTAACACTAAGATTAAAACTAGAATTTGATGCAGAAACAGGCACTACATATACGCTATTAGCAGCTAACCTTAATCAGCTAGTAACTCTTAACAATGCAAGCGCAATTACGCTAACTGTGCCACCATCAGTATTTAGCGCAGGTGATGTAATAAATATAGCTCAGATAGGCGCAGGTCAAGTAACTCTATCGCAAGGCGCAGGTGTAACAATTAACTCAACAGGCGCAACAGCAACAGCGCCTAAACTACGCGCTAGATATTCTGCAGCTTCTATTATCTGCACCGCATCAAATACATTTTTGGTAGTAGGAGATATAGCGTAATGAGTTTAATCGGGATTATTGCTAGTCAAAATTATCCTAGAACTGCTACGGCTGAGATTTTAGTTATTGCTGGCGGCGGCGGCGGTGGGCGTAGTTTTGGTGGCGGCGGCGGCGCTGGTGGATTATTAAGTTTCACAGAAGGTTTATTAACTCAAGCCTATACAGTAACTGTTGGCGCAGGCGGCGCAAGAAAAAGCGGCAACGAATTTGTTGGTAATGATGGTAATGACTCACAATTTGGCTCTTTAACTCTAGTTGAAGGCGGCGGTGGCGGTGGTTATGATGCTGGCGGAGGTGTCGGCTCAAATGGAAGAACGGGCGGTTCAGGTGGCGGTGGTTCAAGAGTTGGATTTGGAACTGGTGGCTCACCTACAACTGGTCAAGGATTTAGAGGCGGTAATCAAACTGGAACTGGTGGAACTGGCGGCGGCGGCGCAGGTGGAACTGGTCAAGATTTAAGTGGCTCAAGTGGATATGGTGGCGTTGGTTCATCTTCCTTCTCTGCTTGGGGCTCAGCAACTTCATCAGGTCAAAATGTAAGTGGAACTTATTATTTTGCTGGCGGCGGCGGCGGTCAACAGGGTGCAGGTGGATTTGGTGGCGGCGGCCAAAATGTTTCTGGTGGTGGGTCATATGTAGCTGATGGAACTGCCAACACTGGCGGCGGCGGTGGTGCAGATACTGAGAATGGTGGTGGCGGTTCAGGTATTGTTATTGTTAGATATTTGACTGGTGCGATGACTGCAACTGGTGGAACAGAATATACAAATGGTGGATATCAATATCATAAATTTACCGCTAATGGAACATTTACGAGGACAGCATAATGAGCCATTTTGCAGAAATTGATAACGATAACAAAGTTATCAGAGTTTTAGTTGGCGACAACAATGACCCTGCTGGCGATGAAGGTTATCAATGGTTAATACATAACTTGGGTGGCACTTGGATAAAGACTTCATATAATAACAATATTCGCAAACAGTTTGCAGGAATTGGTTATAGATATGATCCCGTAGCCGATGTATTTATTGCGCCACAGCCTTTCGCATCTTGGTCACTAGATGAAAACTTTGATTGGCAACCGCCAACACCTAGACCAGAAGGTTTAGATTGGTATTGGGATGAAAATAATTTGGAGTGGGTAAGTGCCTAAATTATGCGCTGCTGGAATTCAATTAAGGGAGCAAATTGATGACGATTATCCTGATCGCGATAGGAAGTCTGATGGCTGGGTGGCTGATGCTCGGCATCTTGCAAAAGGCAGTTCTGACCATATACCAGACGCAAGAGGAATCGTCAGAGCTTTAGACATTGATGCAGATTTAAACGCCCATAAAGAAGAAGCTTATGCATTAGTTGAGAAACTTCGTAAATGCGCCAAGAAGGGCGATAAGCGCATTAAATATATTATTTACGATGGCAAGATTATGAGCCCAATATTGGGCTGGAAGCGGCGTAAATACTCAGGCGCTAATCCGCATCGTAGCCACTTTCATATATCATTTACTAGCTTGGGAGACACAGATGGCAAATGGTTTAACCTCGAAGGAGAATCTAATGAGCGACCTAAAAAAGATGGCCGAAAGCTGGGCAAAGACATTCCTAGCGACAGCACTAGCGACCTATCTAGCGGTGGGATTCGACCTCAATGCGATTGCAAATGCCGCTCTAGTGTCAGTCTTGCC